CATTATGGTGACGGCCAGGTCGACGTAGTTGTGAAAGCGGAGGCCGCTCCGCTGATCGCGTTCGGAGCTCGGGCGACCCGCAAGGGCGTGACATTCAAGATCAAGCGACAAGGTGGCCGCAAGCGCTTGTCGCATGCGTTCATCGCGACGATGCGATCAGGGCACCTGGGCGTGTTCGAGCGCGACCCCACGAAGCCTGCGCGTCGAGGAACGGCACCGAATCGATCCGGCCTGCCGATCCGGGAGAAGTTCTCGCTGGCTCCGCACCAAGTCCTTTCGCGCGACCCCGTCGCTCAGCGTGTGATCGCAGCGGGTGCGGCGCAGTTCGAGCGCGCCATCGAGCATGAGGTGAGAAGGGCGCTGGGGTGAGCGCGCGGGTCCTTCCTGACTCACTGAGATGCGGGTGCGACGACAGCCCCCAGTTTCGCTAGGGCTAGAACACCACAGGGGGTACCGCCTCCGGTGCCGACTCAAGCCGAGGTAGCGGCTCATCTCGATCTCGGCGATGCGCGGTACGTCCGCGAGCTGCGCGATGACGGGAAGATCCCGGACCCTCGATCGGCTTCACTCGACGAGATCCGGGTGGCGTATATCCGTGGCCTGCGGGCTGCGGCCGCTGGCCATGTGTCGGCCGACGGCACGCTCGACCTCACCGCCGAACGCGCGCGCCTGGCGAAAGAGCAAGCCGACGCCCAGGAGCTGAAGAACGCGGTGACCCGCGGCGCGCTGGTCGACGCCGAGGAGGTCGCCGGAGGCTGGGTTGCGGTCGCCACGGCGATCCGCACGCGAATGCTCGCCGTGCCCGTGCGTGTCTCGCACGAGCTCGCGGAGGCGACCGAACCGTCGGAGTGTCATGGGATCGTCGACCGCGCGATCCGCGAAATCCTCGAAGAGCTCGCGGACGCGAAGATTGTCGCTCCCCGTACCGGGCGGCGACGGCAACAGGAGGAACGCACAGCAGGCGATTGAGGCGCTGCGGCCGCCGCGGCAGCTGAACGTGCACCAGTGGGCCGAGGCCAACCGGATCATGTCGGTCGGCCCGGTGCCCGGTCGATGGCGTTCCCGGCCGTATCAACAGCCCGTTCTCGAAGCGATCACAGACCCCGCGAACGAGGGTGTGGCCTACTTCGCTGCCAGCCAGGGTGGTGGCAAGACCGAGATCGTGCTGTGCGCACTCGGCTACCACATGGACGTGGACCCATCACCGTGCTTGGTGGTGGAGCCAACGCTCGAGATGGCGGATGCGCTCAGCAAGGATCGCGTCGCACCGATGATTGCGGCGACGCCGAGCTTGCGCGAGAAGGTGCGCGACCCGCGCAGCCGAGACTCGGGCAACACGGTCCGACACAAGGAGTTTCCGGGCGGACACCTGACGCTCGTCGGCGCCAACTCCGCATCGGGCCTCTCGATGCGGCCCATCCGGTTCGCGGCCTTCGATGAGATCGGCCGCTATCCGAAGAAAGCGGGAACCGAAGGCGATCCTATCAAGCTCGGCGAGGCGCGAACCTTCGCGTTCGCAGTGCTCGGGATCGCCCGCAAGCTCTACACGACCTCGCCGGCGGACATCGGCGACCGGAGTCACGAGCTCTGGATGAAGACCGATCGCCGCGAGTTCTTCGTGCCATGCCCAGACTGCGAGACTGAGCAGTTCCTGAAATGGGATCAGGTCAAGTGGGAGAAGGACGAGAGCGGGGCCCACCTTCCGGCGACGGCCGTCTACGTCTGTGAGCACTGCGGATCGTGCTGGTCCGACCTCAAGCGCTGGGCGGCAATCCGCAAGGGTGTCCCGCGTGCGACTGCTGAGTTTCGCAAATGGGCGGGATTCCGCGTGCCGGGCATGGCGATTCTCGGAAGCCGGCTCGAGGGCTTTGTCGAGCAGTGGGTGGAGGCCCAGGGCAACCCGGAGCTGCTCAAGGTCTTCGTCAACACGGTGCTCGCCGAGTGGTACGAGACCCAGGGCGAGATCGCGGACGAGACAGGACTGATGGCGAGGCGTGAGGATTGGTCGGTCCACATCCCACGCGATACCGAGTTGCCCTACGGCGTCGCCCTGCTCACGATGGGTGTCGACGTCCAGAAGGACCGGGTCGAGTACGAGGTCCTCGGATGGGGTCGCGGCGAAGAGTCGTGGTCACTCGAGTACGGGAAGATCTACGGCAATGCAAAGGAGGACCCGTCGGTCCTCCACGATCTCGACAAGGTTCTGGGCCGCCCCTGGCGGCACGCCAAGGGATTCGATCTCTGGATCCGCGGCGCTTGCATCGATACGGGCTACGCGACCAGACAGGTCTACGGGTACTGCAGGCCGCGCCTGCGCCGACCGTTGCCGAGCGGTCTCCCGCAGTTCGTCTTCGCGATCAAAGGCCGCAGTGAGTTCGGGCGACCGATCTGGCCGAAGCTTGCATCGAACAGCCGCAGCCTGGTCGGCCGGATCAACCTCTGGACGCTTGGCGTCGATGCCGCAAAGGATCAGGTGATGCAGCGGCTCGGGATCGTGGAGCCAGGTCCCGGCTACTGCCACTTCCCGACCACGCGGACCGAGGACTACTTCAAGGGCCTAACGGCCGAGAAGGTGATTACCCGCAAGCGGGAGCGGATCTGGACACTCCGCAAGTCGGGTCAATCCAACGAGCCATTCGACTGTCGAGTCTATGGGTACGCGGCACTCGTCGGGTTGCAGAGCAAGCCCTTCTCGCTCGACCTCGATGCGGAATGTGCGGCGATCGAGATCGCAAACGAAGTCGTTGCGGCGCCGCGGCGCGACGGGCCTACGCCCGGGAAGACGCCTCCGGGCGGACACCGGCGAACGCGGTCCAAGGGAGTTCGGTGAGATGGCGGTCAAGACCTACACACAGCAGCTCGAGGAGGTCCAGGCAGCTATCGAGGCCATCGAGCTCCGCGGCCAGAGCTACACGATCAACGGCCGGAGCTTCACAAAGGGCGATCTCGGAACTCTCTATGCCCGCGAGGAACGGCTCCGGAAGCTGGCGAGCCGCGAGTCCAGCGTCGGCGGGGGCGCGCGGGTGCGGTTCGGAGTGCGGATGTGAGCCGGCCGATGATCGAACGGGCCATCGCGCAGATGAGTCCGGCCACGGCCCTCCGGCGCGAAGCGGCTCGGATGGCACTGCAGTCGCTTGGCTCGTATGCCGCGGCCCGAGCGAATACGCGGGCCAATCGCAACTGGTACAAGAGTCGCGGAAGCGCCGATGCCGACTCGATCCCGGACCTGCCGGAGCTGCGCGCGGCGTCTCGGGATCTGGTCCGGAATACCCCTCTCGCGGCGGGCGCTGTCGGAACCGTGTGCACCAACGTCGTTGGCGGCGGCCTCGGATGCACGCCATCGATCGACCGGGAGCTTCTGGGGCTGGACGACGAGGTCGCGGACGCATGGGAGGATCGGGCGTCGATGATCTGGCGGCACCACGCCGGATCCGGCGCCCTCGACATCACGGGCGTGCAGTGTGACGGGGACATGCAGGATCTGGTGCTCCGCTCGGTGCTCGAGAGTGGAGACGAGCTGATCGTGCGGAGATGGGTCGAGCGGCCGTGGGATCTGCTCGCTACGCGCGTCCAGCTGATCGAGGCCGATCGGATCTCGACGCCGCCCGGGAAAGCCCAGGACTCGCGCCTCGTCGATGGCGTCGAGCTGGACGATGACGGGTACCCGATCGCCTATCACGTCTCTTCGATTCACCCGGGAGATCGCTGGTGGCGCCGCGGGCCGATTCAAAGGTGGGTGCGGATCCCGGCGCGGTCGGAGACTGGCGACCGCCTGGTGCTGCACCCATTTCGGCGGACGCGCCCTGACCAGACGCGAGGCGTTCCCTACTTCGCTCCGGTCATCGAAGCGCTGCGCGAGATCTCGGAATACAGCGCCGCCGAGCTCGACGCGGCGGTGCTCTCCGCGTTCTTCACGGTCTTCACGAAGACCGAGGGCGCCGTCGGCCTGGCGAACCAGACGACCCCCATCAGCGGAATACCCGGCGCCGGGGAGGTCGCCACGAACGAGGTGGGTCTGGGTCGCGGGGCGATCATCGATCTGGCCCCGGGCGAAGATGTGAC